AACGCTCAAGCGCCAACCGGCTGAAGTAATAAGCAAGATGGGAATAGAGGACCCGACCATTTTGGAACTGCTGAAACTGCAATCACAGAATGACTTCGCAAGAGAATTCAAGATACGGCCATACACACTGTCATTGTGGAATAAAAAAATCAACGGGAGCATTATCTTCGACAAGATGAAAGCGTGGTGCCAGCAACTCACGCCATCCGTCATGGTCGCGCTCTATAAGCGCACGCAGAAAGACGGCGACCCGTCCGCCGTGAAAGTGTGGCTCAAAGGAGTGAATGACTGGGTGGAGAAAAGCGAAACCGAAGTCACCGGCAAGGTGGAAGTAACGGGAGTAGAAATTAAGTTGAGAAAATGAATATAAGCTTCGAGATCCATGAATCACACGCTCCGCTCTGGGAGAGAGAAGATTGGCGATACGCTATATTGATGGGGGGGAGAGGAAATGGGCGATCGGGTACAGCTTCGAGATACGCGGTGTCAATGCTTCTCGGCAAGGAGTACATCAGAGGCTCTATTATGAGAGCGACAAGGGAGGACATCAGAGCAAGTTGCTGGGGAGAGATACACGACAGAGTGAGCGAGCAGAAGATAGCGCAGGCGTTCAAAATCACGGAGAACGATATGTTCATTGAGAGAGGAGAGAACAGCTTGAGGGCGCATGGGTTTAGGGCATCTTCTGGGTCTCTTACGGCTCGGCTGAAGTCCCTTGCGGGCTACAATTTCGTATGGATCGAGGAGGCGGAAGAAATCGGAGAGAGCGAGTTCAGAACGCTTGACGACACCTTAAGAACGACGAAAGGCAGGATACGGATAGTCCTCACGCTCAATACGCCGCCGAAAAATCATTGGATATTGCGGAGGTGGTTTGCGCTCGATCCTTCCGTGCAAAACAGATTCTTCACGCCAAGATTGAAAGAGGACGCGAAAGACACACTCTACATCCCCGGAACATGGAGAGAGAACGAGCCGAACCTTGATGTGCATACGAAAGAGAGATACAAGGCATACCAGTACAACAATCCAGCGTATTTCTGGCAGGTTATAGAGGGATTGTCCCCGGAAGAAGTGCGGGGTAAAATATATACAGGATGGCAACTCATTGATTCAATACCGCAAGAAGCCCGCCTTATACGATTCGGAGAGGACTATGGGTGGTATCCCGATCCCGCCTGCGCGGTGGCGATATACTACTGGAACGGATCATATATCGTAGACGAACTGGCATACGGAAACGGACTCACGAATGAGTTTCTCGCCCAGGAGATAAAGAAAGTCGGGAACGCCATCACTGTAGCGGACAGCGCGGAACCGAAAAGCATAGCCGAGCAGAATGGATACGGAATATTCGTTGAAGGAGCTGTGAAGGGAAAGGATAGCGTGGGTTATCGGATCAAAGTTACCGCTCAAAAGAAAATACTTGTCACCAGAAGAAGCGAAAATGTCTGGCAATCATACGAGAACTACGCATGGGCGGAAGATAAGGACGGAAACCCGAAGAATGAACCGGAACACACATGGTCGCACTGCTTTGCACCAGAGACATTAATTCACACTACCAAGGGGCTAAAAAGGATAGACCAATTAATAAGGGAAACCGGATATCTTTATAGTCGTGATGGGAAGGTAGAACAATTCGATAATGTAAGAGAAACAAAAAAGAATACAGAAGTTGTGAGCTTGACATTCGATGATGGCAACACATTAACAGTAACTTTAGATCATATGATCTTAACCTCAAGCGGAATATGGAAACAAGCTGGGTTGCTTAGTGTGTCGGATATGATACAATCAAGCATGTATGATAGATATAATATCAGCAAATCAGCAAATGTTTTTGGGAAAAGTCTTTACCAAGCACTCAAGCAGAAAATACTACTCTGGATACATCTGGGGGAAAAAGCACTATTTACACCGCGCCGTTTGGATTCATTCGCATGGAGCTATTCCAACTCATTATCATATTCACCACAAAGACGCAGACCCAAGCAACAACGACATTCTCAATTTAGAGATGAAACACATGTTGGTACATTTAAGAGAACATGTGACTCCAGAGAAAAGAATGAGGAAGAGACAATGGATAGAAAAGATAAGACCTCTAGCAAGCAAATGGCATGGATCAAAAGAGGGGCGGAAGTTTCACTCGTGGCTTGGGAAGAAAAGTTGGGAGAACAGAGAACCTTTTTGGAGAGAATGTGCTCATTGCCACAAACAATACAAAAAACTTATCAAGCGTATAAGGGACAGATTCTGTGGCCAGAATTGCGCAATGAAAGCAAGGAGAAGGAGATTAAGGGGATTAAGCGAGGATTTCGTACTGTAACTTACAATATGGAAGTGAAAAATACGCACTGCTTGATGGCAAATGGAGTTATTGCGCATAATTGCATGGATGCCGTATCCTACGCCATGGCTTCTCTCCACAACAATGTACAGGACATGGGAAGCCAAAACGCCCCGAGACAAAAGAGAAACATAGCCGTATGAATGAGATAAGGATAATCATCCCAAAGTGCTGTCAGGAAGGGTGGGATACCTGCGAGCATTATGTCGGCAGAGCAAAGAAGAAAGAGAAAACAAACATAGGCCTATGACACCGGAAGAAGCAAAAAAACTCCCGAAGAAGATACCGAATGTCCTCGATGGATTGCCGGCACACCTCAAGGACCCGGAAAACTTCGATAAAATACAGAAAGCTCTCCTTGAAACCCTTGCGACACGGCACTCTCACAGCGATATCCTCGCATGGGGGTCATGCCGACAATGCGCTCCGAAGTTGCGAAACCATAGAGAAATGATGGTTAAGCTTGGATTCAAATCTCCCGCCCAATACATGCAATGGAGGAAGGTGCATACTTTCATTAAGGAAAGGGTAAGGCTTCAAAAATATGACGAATGAAGAAACCATTGACTGGATAAATTCAATCGTGAAGTATCGCATCGCTCCACGCGCTCATGGCGTTGGTGTGGTGGCTATGCGGGATATTCCAAAGAACATTAAACTCTTTGCCGATATGTTCCCCAAAGCGTATCAGATACCGGCCGGGAGCTTAAACAAACTTTTCCCCGATGTGAAGAAACTTCTTACCGAAAAATGGCCGAAGATGGCCCTTGGGAAAGCATTTATGTGGCCGGATGTATTCTTTCAGGCATACATGAACCACTCGGACGATCCGAACTACGACTGCGTCTTGGATGTCGCCATACGAGATATCAAGGAAGGAGAAGAAATAACCGAGGACTACCGAAACATCGAAGGATGGGATAAAGTATTTGACTTTATTAAAGTGTGATATAATGCAATCATGAACAACCACAAATGCGTCAAGTGCAACACCTCGTACACCGACGATGACTTTGATGACTACTACTGCCCTCCTTGCAATGAACATCGCAAGATTATCGCGGCGGAAATAGATAAAAAGATCAGGAACACTGTTTCCAAAAGGCAGATAAAAACCGACTTGCAACTCTATAATGAAATCCAGCGAGAGACGGGAGCGCGATTCATCCCCGCATCGGCGCTGGGAATAAAATGAAAAAAAAGACAGCAAAACAAAAAAGAAATCTTCCCGATAAGACTGCCTCTTATGAGGCGACTGCGAAAGTCTTGGGGAAAGTGTACAACTCGTCCGGGGATACGATTTCCTCCGCGATTGAAAATCTGTCGGTTCAAGGGAGAGGAATTGCCGTACTCACTGTAACAAAAGGCGAATCAACCAAGACTAAAATACTCGCTCCGCTCCAAACATTCCGCCTCTGGCAGAGCGGGCGCGTAATGAGAGAGGTCGCGTTAAAAAACATAAGCGCTCTTTTCTACGGACTATGACACCTCCAACCATTCATCGCTTCATACGGGAACAGGAAACCGCGTTTGAATCGGATGAAATTCAAGTTGGGGATAACTTCTATTGGTCATTCAGAAAACATGTGCAATTGATATTCCACTTGAAAAACGGAATGTTCTTTACCGGGGAAAATGATTGGATGAGAGCGTTCAAGAATATCATGGAGCCGATACTGGAACTCTCCTATTGGACAGAAGACATTGAGGTAAAAGATGTGGTATTCACCATAGACAACAATAAAGTCCTCTCGTTCCTCGTGAAAAAGTACCACGATGAGGTCTATGTGAAGGAACACGACCTCGATACGCTCTTTGATGAAATAACCGAATCAGACCTCGATTACGGAGGAGTGATGGTTCAAAAAGGCAGTGAGAGGCCGGAAGTCATACCGCTTAATTCTGTTGCGTTCTGCGATCAGACGGACGCTCTTGGGGGACCTATAGCGTTCAAGTTCTACTTCACGCCCGACAAACTGCGTTCAATGGGGGAATACGGATGGGGAGAAGAAAAGAATGGAGCTACCATTACTCTTGAAGAACTCGCCACTCTCGCTGACTTTGAGAAAGACGCTCTCGGCACGCTCTCCAAGAAGCAGAACAGAGTCCCGGGGAAGACGATTGAAGTGTATGTTGTCCGAGGGAACATGCCGAATGCTTACATTAACGACGACAACGACATGGAGAACAGCACAAATCAGATTCAAGTCGTTGCTTTCTACACCGGCAAATCCTCGATAAAAGGAGAAGTCATCCTTTACAGAAAAACGGAAGAAGAAGGCGGTATGAAGTTTTTCACATCGAGGAAAGTCTACGGCAGGGCATTAGGGAGAGGAGTCGGGGAGAGAATCATACACCCGCAGATATGGACGAACTTTCTCACTATCCACAAAACAGCTCTGCTTGAATCGGCCTCCAAAGTCCCTCTATGGACAGACGACCCAAGTTACACTACCAAGAACAAGATTCAAGACATGGAAAATCTTGAGATTACTGT